TGTCTTTAAGGCTATCCCAACCCATGCCTTTGACTGTAGCATCCAACTTGGCAACGCCCACATCATAGGATTGGCGAACCACCTCTTTCTCTTTAGCTGTATGGGCTGTGGAAAATTCCTTTCGCTTGGCTATCTCAAATGTTTTATACTCTCCCTCAATATCAAGCATTTTGTTGTATTTTTTTGTTTTCTCGTTGTTGTCATAAACCTCTGCAGCAACCGTAAACATCTCCCCAAATGCCATATTAGCTTCTACATCAGCCTTCATAGCCCCTTCCAGAAGTGTAGAGTCAAGCATTTTCAATTCTTGTCTAGGCACATTAGTACTAATCTGTCCTGCTCCACCTGCAAAGACAGGTCTAGTGCCTTCTGCGCTACGCTTTAGTGACGTATCTATTTTTAATGGTGATCCTAAATTAGCCAATTTAACTCCCTGCACTTCCTAAAAATGCTGATCCTGAACCATAATTACTTAATATGTTACCGCTACCTACTGTGGAAGCAGTAGCAGTTGCTCCACCACCACCAAACAAACTACCTAAATCCCCACCGTAGGCAGAAGCTCCTGCACTCACTCCACTAGCGATACCGCTAATAAGTGCTGAAGTAGCTTGTTGCTGTGCTGTGTGTGATTTCAACGCATTCTGATAATAGTCCATATTACCTTGGTTGATAATGGTAGCTCGTCTGATATCAGAAGCATATTGTCCCATATAAGCTGATTGCATCAGGTTATTGTACTTCATCTTACCTTCGTATTTAGTCATCTCAGAGGCTTGGTTTACTCTATTAACAGCCTGTAGCCCTCTTTGCTCTACATTAGCCAAGTTCATAGCAGCAGCATGAGCATCAGCTAAAGCAACTACAGCAGGACTACCCTTCATAGTCACTCCAGAAGTACCCCATTTAGCTCTTTTTTCAGCCGTGAATATATCGTATTGCCGTTCTGCAACAAAAAATTCAAACTCATTCTGATCTTCTACTTCCGAAGCCTGTCTTTCCAGTAAAAACGCATTGTAGGATGCTTGTTCAGCAACATCTACAGCATTACGTTCTCCAATGACCCTCTCTATATGCCCTGCATCAGCCTCCATCTGGGCATTAAGCTTGGTAATCATCTGGTTATACTGAGCAGTTGCCTGTGCAGCCTTTGAACTGGCTTGACCTGCTTTGTATCCTCCAACGCCTTTAGCAACCCCAGCAGCTAACGCTATACTGGCTGTAACTGGTTCTGCCATTACTTATTCTCCCATATAGCGTACATACAGTTATTCATATTGCCACCGCAGTAGTTGTGTAGAGTCCCTTCGTAGGTAAACCCCATGTGTTTAACAAATCTATGCAACATATCGTGTTCCTCTATAACCTGTGCCTGTACTCGCCTTAATTTATACTTTTCCTTAAAATACTTCAAGTAGAACTTAACTATTTTGACGTAACTGAAGCGTTGAGATGGTATAGTAGGAGAACCTATGACCCAAACCTCTCCTACCCCTTTCCATAGTATGTTAAGTCCACCTATGGCGAATACTTTATCGTCTATATATCCTGTATAAGCCTCTATAGCCTCTTTTCCTATTGCTTTTGCCCATTCTGTATCTGACAACAGAATAGCCTCTTTTATCTCTTCTTCATGGGGTCTGACTACTAATTCTTTGAAATGGTCTAATGAGTAAGGTATAATATCAATTTGACCTACCTTACTGAGCGGTGCTTCATTAGTCGTTAACATTAAGTTCGCCTGTAAGTGAGATGAGTGTCATCCCAAGCGGTTGCTCCTGTTTGATCGTGATTGATGAATCAGATTCTTTCCATCCCAGATTAGTTATATCATGCTGTCCTGTAAATACTGGTGGTGCAGAATCCATTGGATCACCGCCTGTTCTGAACACAAGTTGAGTACCATTAGCTGATATTCCAAGTGTTTGATATAAATTGAGTATAATTCTATTCCAACTTTTCTTTTTACCAAAAGAAGAACCATCTTGCTGTGGCACTTCTGGTGGGAGAGTAACAATTTCAGATGTATAACCTAGCCCTATATAAGCCGTAGTAACATCTTTGGATATAGTAACAATCCCTCCGCTAACTACTTTTTCCTCATAAACAGCATTATCCCCTACAATTTGTACCGTTTGACCTTCAAGATGATCTAAACCAGAAAATGAGCTAGTAGCTGACCCAGTATAAGATAACCCAGAGTCTACATAAAGAGTTGAATCTAGGTATTCAATAGATCTTACTGTACCGCCAGCAATTGTTCTCTTGACACTAATCCATAACTCATCCGCTTTACCATCTGCAGAAGGAATGACCGCCACACTTTCAACCTCTGTATTAGTTCCCCCTACAGGATGCTGATGCCAAGCAACGACTTGCTGATCTCTCTGGTAGGTTAAACCTATAAGTACCCCATCGTCACGTACAGCCCATACAATAGAATCAGGCTCTTGCTGGTAAGCCATATGTGTAATACCGTCACCTGTTATATCTTCAGCTAATATAGTTAAGTCTGGTGCGACAAAACCTTCTACGTTTAGATCAAAGATCATTTGCCGTAGTTTCTTTGAAGCTCTCTGGTTGAATATAACAGCACGACCTGATGTAACAGGAGATACCTTGCTAGACCCATACTTTGTTTCCTGTACTACTCTTACATTGGAAGGAGTAACAGGGTTGCCGTTGCCATGCAATTTGAATTCCCCTCCTACCGTACCGATCAGTAACACATCTGATGCTTTGAGCCAGTAGATAACATTCACATCATCTGTCGCTAAAGTAAACTCAATAGATTCATCGTCTAACCCTGTACCCTGATCCATATTCAAAAAATCACCAGATTTACTAGCCCAAATAGTCTGGGGATTGTTGTTTGTTCCTGCCCAGTATAATCTTTCTTCAAAAAAGGTTACAGTTCTAGGATAATCACCAGTACTGTTTACAAATGTAGTAGGTTTATTGGTAAAAGTAACTGTAGCCAAAGTCCATGAAGTATGACTAGAACGTGTAAGTTTGCGTGGTGCGTGGTTGGGGTGACTGATATAGAGAGTATCTGCTGATTGTGCGAAGTTGATATCAAATAACTCAGCCGTTAAATATGGGGTGACAACTTCTACAGGAGAACCCCCAGACTGTATTTGTCCGTTGTCTTTATAAAAACGCATATACAGATTGCCAAACTCAATAATATAAGCCTGAGTTACACTAAACTCAAAACGCACTAATCTTATTTTGGAATCTTGTGTGGCAAGTTTTACGGTTACGGTATCTAGTGTATGCGTGGCTCCTGTTGTATGTTTAAAGCCAATAAAAGTCGCTGTACTCAAAGCAATAAACTCTATCGTATGTGTCCCAACAGCAAATGACGTAGAGGCTAAAATGTCCACCCCACCTGTAGTTGTACCAATTTGAACATTAATAGCTCCTGTTCCAATAACAAAACTCATTACATATCGTTTACCTGCTACTGTAACAATTTCATCTTCTGCCCAGCCGTAGTTACTTCCATCAACTGACACAATATTCATTAAATTAGTAGCATGGGCTATTGAACTACCAGAGCCTACACTTTTATTTGTCCACCCTGTAATGTTAGATGCAAATGTGCCGTTGGCTACCAACTCAGAACCACTAGCCGTTCCTTTTATATCTGATACATAATGAAAACCACCTCTACGCACTACTCCACCATGCGGTAAACTGTAGGCATTCTTCTGGGTTTTCAGACCGTTGTTGTATTTATTGATATCAACACGACCATGCAACCTTGGTGATAGTTGACCTGCCGTGAAGTTTGTCTGTATCGGAAAGTATTTATTGGTTGCCATTAACGAAGCCTTAGATCAGAGAGCGTTCCTGTGTCTATAGTTTCTGGCGTTCCTTCCTGCGAATCTATAGTTCTCGCTTCTCTAACTACAGCTTCATACATTTGTCCCATCTGTCCCATAACAGTATGAGAACGCATTATAGGAAACGCTAATTTCCAAGCCATTCTAAAAACTAAGGCTTGGTAGAGCAAGGAATCGAATTGAGTTGTATCTTCTAGTCTTTGTATATAGGTAATATCAACACTTGATTCTTCTGTAAGAAGCTCCCTTCCATGTATTTCATGGTCTAACTTTATATCTCCAGTAACCGTTCTCACATCCAATACCCTTAAACAATAAGGATCGGTTGGTAATGTGAACTTATATTCCCAATCTATAATAGGGGCGGTGGATAAAGAGGCAATATTAGCGGTGGTTATTGCACAATTCCATCTATGACTTCGCAGTACCGCATCTCTTTCGCTAGGGAAAAAACGATTCACCAGTACAGCGTTAGAATCATTATCTGTAAAACTTGTAATTGTGTTTGAACCCAGTAATAACAACGCTTCGTTTGCTAAGTCTACTTTTGATGCCATATCAGTATGTCCAGATTACAGGGTGTGTTTTCATGTGGTCGTTATCTACGTGTATAAAAGTTTTAGCCACACCAATTCTTTTAAAATGTTTTATAAAGGATTCCATTAATTGATGCCTGAGTACTCCATCATCGCAGGCTATATCAACCGCCTTACCCCATTGGTGACTGCTATTCTCAGCACCACCTACCGCCTTGTTCCATGTTTTACATCTTAGACCTGATGTACAGAGCATTGGGGTAGCTACTTCATCTCTTACCTTCTGTAGTGCAAAAATTAAACTTGTATCAATGTCTGACAAACCACAACCACACTTACATTTAAACTCATCCGAATGAAAGTTCTTTGTGATTTGTACGTTCATTATTCCCAAGAAGGTTTTTTATAATTTGGTTTTTTGTTTGTAATTTTTTGTTGTGTTTTCTTAGCATACTTCTTGGCATCTCTTTTACCTTTTGCCGTATACCTAAAATGTTTAGTGCCTACTCTTGGCATAATATACTCCTAGTAAAGTAAGGCGGTGACTCCTAAGAGCCACCACCAAACTGTTCAATCCTAGTTAGGATCAGCGTACATTATATGAAAATCAAATGTATCGCCTGAAACTGATGTTCCTGCTCCCAAAGAGAGAGTCAGAACCATCTCACCAGTTGTCACATAACCAGTATCATGCGTTGTGCTTTCATGGAAATGTGTAACAGTACGTGCAGAATCAGCAGCAACCACGGTGCAAAAAGCATCGTCATCAACTGCTACTGCTGCACCAGTACTCTGGGTCGTGTGTGCTGCATAACCAACATCTACCGTAGCCGATGATTCTAAATCACTAATAATCACAAACGACTGCGGTAAAATGCGTACACCTGCTGGTATGGTCATAACCGACACCATATCTGAAGAAGTAAGTGCCTGACCAGTAAATTGTGCATACCGATAAGTCACTCCACTCCAAGTAGATGGTGCGTTTTTGACCCCTGTACCTGCCGTAGCGTTGGTGTACTCTGTACTTTTATAATCAGCCATAGTAAACCTCCTTTACGAATCAGTACAGGCAATCTCTACAACCTTCTCATCTTCGATGCGAACCGCACCAAGACACATCTGGGCATAGACCTGTGTACTATAGTTTTTATCTGAACGCTCAGAAATTTCTGTCTTTACGTCCATTCCCATGCTCATGC